ACATCTTCGCTCAGAGCTTCTATTAAGGAGCTATCGTCAGTCGTCTTCTTGAAAGCCCTCTGAAGGCTCCCTGCACCATGAGAGCCCTCTCCAGACACATCCTTGATAGAGCTGACTCCTCCCTCACCCTTATCACCAATGGCCTGCTTCACCTGGAAGCTGACCGACTCCCTGACCAACCTTGAACGTGAGAGCGGGCTCATATTCTTCAGAGCCGCTTTTATTATGCTCCGAACAATCAGGCTTCTCCGGACTGGGATCCCGGCTGGCACCTCGGGTTCTGGAAAGTCAAATGCCTTTGACCCTCTAAGGAGCGAGCTCATCCATGTCGTCATGCTCTCAAGAGACAGTGTCAGGATCATATCTTTTTCCACATCTCCCAGGTCAGCAGCTACACTCTGGTACTCGCTAATGATGTTGCAGTTCCTGTTCATGGCTGACTCTTCCTGCAAAGCTGATATGAATGCCCGATTCTCAGCAAGGCTGGTTGCACAAACTCCGGTGGGTGGCAGGGAGTCAACACCTTCTGGGTTCTCTCGCATTGGCGGTATCACGTGGAATGACTCAAGGTCCTTTGAGGCAAAGTCATATGGGTATAGCCGCGGGATCCCTGGAGTCACGCCGCAGGTCCTATCAGTTATGAAGTGTCGCATTGATGACAGAACAATAGCTGCCGCTTTGTAGGTTCCCCTGTCTGCTCTTAGGTAATTGTATACACAGTGCCGTGCCCTCCCTAGGTATGACGCTGAGCTAAAAGCCAGGACTGAGGGCTCTATAAAGGAGATGTGATCAGGTGCTGAGGCCCCACCTCTGCGCTCAATGTTCCTAACGATCCCTGCTGGAGCAACAGGCACAGATACACCGAAAATGCCTGCTATGTACCCAAGGGACTTTGCGGCATCAGGGCTCGACAGTGTCGCCGCAGTGTAGACCTTTATGGCCTTAGCATTCATTGCTGCCGGACCACCAGCCTCTCCTCGCCATGCCTGAGTTGTTGAGTCGTACGTACTCTGGTACTTAGGCTCAAAGTAGTCATAGCACTCTCCACGCCTCCTGAGTGGGAAGTCTACCTTTACTAACAAGTCAGCTGACTCTGGCCCAGATGCCACTAGGCCAATCCTCGGCGACACTCGGCGGCGGCGGACATTGTAGCCCCCAAATGACCTCTTCACCTCCTTGCTCAGGCCCCTCAGCAGATTGACTGTGGAAATGGGCTCTACGCTCTGGTATCTGTCAACAATTGTCCTGACACACTTTGCTACTTGCCTGGCCTCCAACGCCTGAGCTGATCGAAGTGGCTTCCTACCTATAAGCTTCATGGCTCCAGATCCACAGATAAGACCTTTCAGCCGAGTATATTTAGACCAATCATCCGAGGACCTCATGAGCATGCTAACTGCCTCAGGTGATATATCTATCATCTCGCTAAGGACGCCTGTTAGCAGCTTCAGCCGACGGGCTGAGAGGGGGTGATCAGGGACGTCTACTGATGAGCTGACACTCTCACAGATACAGTCCCTAACAGCGCTCAAGCTCTTAGCTCCGCTGCTATCTATGTAGCCCACTTTGAAGGGTGAGTTGGCCATTAGGTTTCTGGTTGCTGAGCGCTTATCTATCATCCTTTCCTGCAGAACATCTAGTAGTGCAGGCCCAAAGCTTGGAATGATATCTTTCAAGAGTACAACGTCAGCAAAGACTTCTGCTGATGTGTCAATCGTACTAATGAAGGCGTCCTCATACGGAGATTTTATCCTGAAGCCACCTGCTTCGCGCGGCCAGACCAATAGCATGGTCAGGAGTTCAGGGGTGGGGTTTGTCAACTGCCTACTCATGAGGAGGGAAGCATAGTAGTGCTTCATGATGTATGAGACCAATGGGTTGCAACCAGCCTTGCAGGAAGCGGCTGACTGGCCATCAAGGACATCCAAGGCTCCTGTGAGGATCCGCAAGCCTGTATCTGATGTGTCTCTCCCCATTGACAATAGCTCCTTGAACCACAATGGGATGAGGTGATTCTGGTGGCCGAATGTTCCTAGGTACTCCCATACTACGCCTGATACTGTGGTTTTCGCGGTGTGGAAAACTAGGCCGAATCCTGCATAAACTTCCTGTATCTTCAGCACGACCCTTTTAACCTCATCATCAGAAGTTCCAATAGGGAAGTGTATGAGGAGTACCCCATCATCAGAGTAGGTTAAGCAGAGTCCGGTAACCCCAGCTTCAGACATAGCTATCTGCATCACCAGAGCATGTATGGAGGACCACACGAAGTTATAGAACCCCTCGAATCCGCCTTTAATGCCCTCGATGTAGTCAAAGTAGCCCCTAGTTGTGCTGAAGACTCTGCAAGCTCTGAATACAACATCTATCCTCTCCAACCAGTCCTCACCAGTTATGTCTGCAAGCATCCTTCCGAACACACGTAGGAGTTGGTCTGGGAAGCGCTTAGAGAACTCACTCATGTCAAATGAAACCACTAGCGGCCTCCCTGAAGCACCAGATGTGTCTATGCTGTGTGCAATCTTCTCAAGGTCCCTCCTATTGGAGGCATACGTCTTTGTTATACTCACTCCTGGTTGCTTCCTACTAACCTGACGAGAGAGACGCTCCACAACGTTGCCAATCACTTTCAATGCTTGCTCACATATATAGAACATCCTTGATGTGATCTTGTGAGGCTCGTTCAGCTTTGGTTCTAGGTTGGCAGAGTATGAGGCATCCTCTGAGTTGTGCACAAAATTGGCAAGCTCCTCCCAAGCAATTGTGGATGGATCCCTCCCTCTCTCAAATCGCCTGTGTTTTGAGATAACTTTTGCGAAACGGCGTATAGCCTTCTTCACATCTATCTTCTCCCCCCCACGCAGGTACTCAGCTAGGTCATTTTCACTCTTTAGTTCTATATCAGGGCGCTCAAATGTGTAACCAAACCTCCTTAGTTCCTCAGCTCTGTCCATATCTACATCCCCAACGCCGAGAGAGGCTTTTGACATAGGTGCTATACTGATCTCAGAGGGTGGTGTTATGCCCCTAACCACCTCAAACCTAGTCTCGTTCCAGCCAGCAAGGCCAACTCGCAGCATAGCCGACTTATCGACAGAGGTGCTATCTGCAAGCTCCCTAAGAGCATCACCTAGGGGCCCAGTGGAGCGTAGCCTCACATCCAGCCCGCTGGCTGTCAGCGACTGGAATATCATCTTCCTAGCCTGTGAGTTGAAGTGAGACACGTACATAGGGTCCACATAGTTAGGGTTGTGCAAGTTCCCGACAGTTTGGAAAGACCTCCTCATTTCTTGGTCAGAATGACCTACCCCCTTGTACATGTTAAGGATATTGGCTCGATCTTCTGCCGCTGGGAAGAACTGTTTTGTGAGGCTCATAACTGTAGTCGCATGCCTGCGAACAACAGGAGGTGTTGTCATTGCCAACTGGGTAGACGGATCA